CGGCCTCTGCACGGGCGCGAAACTCAAACTCTTCCTGTTCGGTCATGCTCACCCCTTGTTTTTACGGAGCCACTCTTGATACCGGCGCTCCTTCTCAGGGTCGCTGTACACATTTGTGCCGACATCAACAACCGGCCTGCGGCTGCTGGGAACCTCTGCAAGAACCCCCTCAATGGCCGTCTTGCGGTTTCGCGCCTTCTGAGCGAGGACAGCTTCGGAGTCACCGACCTGCGGGAAATACTGCTTGTTGGCGTTGACGAACTCAGCCGGCCCAATGACCGCACCTGACTCACGCCGCATGACAGCGTTGATGAAGTCACGCTGCGCCTGCTCTACCTGCTGCTGGGCATCAGACTGCGTCCAGTTCAACGTAGACCCAGCAACGTCTGCCAGTTTGTCGCCAGCAAACGGCACAAGACCAACGGTGGACTCCGCAGTCCGCTTGATCCATCCAGGGCGATCTGCCTTGCCTGACATTGACTGGATGGCCTTCTCGGCCTCCAGCGCTCGGGTGCCAAACAGGTTGGCCTTGGACTGCGAGTCAGTCATCGGCTTTTCTGGCATACCTGCAACTTGCACCACGCGACCTGTTGGGTTCTGTGCGTCAGGGCGGTACATCCATGAGTTTGTCTCAGCGTTCCAAACCGGCTTATTCGCATCAGCGCCACCAGCCTTGTCAAAGTTGAAACGCTCCCTTGACAGGTTGTAGTTGGCCCACGACACATCGGTATTTGCCTTGCTGTCTGGAGACTGACCCATCTGGAAAGTAGCGCCTGGGGTGATTGCGTTCTTGTCAACGGCCTGCTGCCGGTCACCGAGGGACAGAATCTGCATATCAGGCTTCACCCCAAACGGCAGCACCCTTGTCTCGCCGTTCTCATACATCGCCACGTTGACCAACCTGCCCGTCTGCGGGTCTTTCATCTGCTCCACGTTCTTCAGCTTCACTGGTTGCGGCTTGAACTTCTCCAACACATCAAGCGCACCCTTGTGGTCGCCGTTCTGTGCCAGGAAAGCGGCCATTCCCTGCGCGTCGATGGTTGGTGCTACAGCAGGCCGGCCATCCATAGGCGCCAGTGGGCTACCTGCCATCGGCGTGAACGCAGGCACAGCAGCCTGCCCAGGCTTGAAGAACTGGCCGATGCCTTCAGCGATTTTCTTCTCCTGGGCCTGCCGGCGTTGCATCTCGTCAAACTGCATCTGGTAGAGCTGCTGCTGCATCTTCGCCTTCTGCATGCCCTGTGCGCTCTGCACTACCTCCATCAGGCGCTGGCCGAAGCCTGCACCGTCAGCACGGGGGGACGCCGCAGCCAACAGCCCCATCCCAAGCTGTGCGCCTGGGTCATCGAATACGTCTAGTAAACCAGCCATTTATTTCCCCTGCTTCTTGGTGAAACGCTTGCTGTTGATGTCATCCAGAAGTGACTTGCCGTACTTCTTCACGGCAGACTTCTTGATAACGTACTCACCGGATTGGAGGTTTGCCTTGCCCTCATCCGGGCCTTTGGGGTCTGGGCCGACAAGGCCACGTTTCTTGACCACCCCACCTTTTGCGTAATCTGCTGCCGTACCGTCTCCGGGGCCGTTTGCTGCGCTTTCGGCACTAACGCCAGTGCTGGCACCACCGCCGCCATACGATTCGCTGCTGATCATGGATGCAACTTCAGCGGGAGATGTCTGAGTGCGCTCAACAGAAGGAATCCCGCTGTAGTAGTCTGCAGCTTGGGCCGCTTCGGCAGCAGCGCGTCCAGCGCCATACTGTGAGTATTGGTCAGACAGCGACATCTTCGCGTTCGGCGAGTAAGTACCACGCGCCTCCGCTGCGTACTGGGCGGCTAGGTTCTTGTCGATCATCCCACCAATGTATGGAGCGCTTGCGATGTTCTCGTTCAAGAACCCAGTGATCGACCCAAGCGTCGGATGCTCTTGGAAGAAAGCCATCCGCTCTTCAGGCGTCGTTGTCGAGTACCAAGAAGGTCCGCTCTCGGCGTGACTGCCGTCGCTGCCGTATCTGTTTGCCATCGTCGGAATCGCCGCCACACCATTGCCGCTGGAGTTAACAGTCGGGCCGTATCCGGTAGGCATCACACCACCAAGGCCCAAGGAGCCGTTTTGAGCAGTACCCGCACCACCCATATCACCGCCCACAAAAGAGAACGGTGTAGGCCGTCCTAGAGGGTTTGTGCGGTCAAAGAACGTGGTGCTGGACAACTGCGGCAGCATCCGGCCTGCAATGTTGCGACCAAGGCCAGTTGTGGCGAAGCTGTTGCCGTAGGCATTCGCCTGAAGCTGCGACAGCGGATTGGACATGTAGGAGTTCTGCAGGCTCTGTCCGAGTCCGAGGTTTCCTGTCAGCCAGCCCTGTGCCGGCCCCCACGGGCTTCGGTCTGCCGTTGTGGACTGCTGCGAGTTGCCGCTGGAGAGGCCACCAAGAAGTGCGCCGCCGAGTGAGAGCCAATCCATAGTCAACCTCCAAAAGTCTTGCCAAGCGAGTTACCCAGCGACCAGCCACCAAGAGCGCCCAGGAGCGGGTTCCCAGGCATCTGCGTGGTCTGCGATGTGGTGCCAAACCCCTGCCCCACAGCGTTTGCTGCGTTGGTGAACTGTGACCAGTAGTTGAGCGGTGTGTTCTGCAGGTTCGTGGCGTTGCTGATGTCCTGCTGGTTCCAGTTGTTCATGTTGTTCAACAGACCCACAGTCGCGTTCAAGTTGCCCATGTTCTGGTCATACGCATCGTTGAACAGGTTTCGGTTGAAACCCTGGTCCCACTGGTACATGTTCTGCTGGTTGCCGTAGTCCTGCATCCGCATACCCGCTGCTGTCTTGCCCATCGAGTCCATCAGGTTCTGCTGCTGGTTCTGTTGCATCTGCTGCAGGCCAGAGTTACCGAAAGACCCAGACGCTACCATCGATGACTCCATGTTGGGCTTGACCGCAAGGTTGTAGTTGCGCGTCATGTCCCCCATCGTGTTGTCGATGTTCTGCTGCAGGTACGGGTTTTGCTGACCCAGGAATGGGTTGTTGCCCGTCCAGTTACCGAATCCGAGGTTGTCTGCCATGATTAATTTCCTGTCAAAAATCGTTGCGCCACCCAGGTTCCAGGCGTCCCGCTAGAGACGCACTGCCATCCCCTGATAACGTACTTGCTGCCCGCCGTGCCAAGCTCTGATGGCTGGCTGTTCCTGATCTCGTCTCCGCGGGTCCACACCCCAGTGGTCGGTGCCGCTGTCGATGCGTTGTAGAAGCCGGCAATGCTGCCCTCGCTGATGGCGTTGACCTGCCGAGCGATCTCCTTGAACCAGCGAGTAGTCTCGGCGTCCACATTGGTACGGGGCTGGATGTTGAGCTTCATGCGTTCCCCTGTGGGGTCAACACGGCCCCATAGGCCAGGACACGCACGTCACCAGAGAAGGTGAAACTTGCCCTGTGCCAGCGTGCAGACTGCAGCACATCAAACTTCGAGTCGTTCATCGTGGCGTTGCTTGCCAGTGTGAGCGAGTCGCCCTCGCCCATCTTCGTGTACCCGTTCATCACCGCACTCCCAGGCTTGTAGCCAGGAGCAAAGCGCAGCCGCACCTTGGACAGGAGGCTGGTCGCCTCATCGTCTCCCACGTCTCCAGTGGTGAACCCGGAGGAGGTTGTCGGCCCTGTCATCGTCTGCAACTGGTGCGAGGTGTTAAACACGCTCATTGCACGCCCGCCTGTCAGCCAATACTGAGAATCAAAGGAGTAGGAGGTCAGGCCGTCGATGGTGCTGGAGATGCTAGAGAGACTGTCGATGGACACGCCCGCGGATATGTAGTTCATCGCGGCCTCTACGCTCACTGCAGCAACGCCCCACTGCTTGGTGAGAACGTGGTAGACCAGCGCCTGGTCGCAGGTTGTCGAACCAACAGACGGGAAATAAGTCCAGACCGTGTTGTTCTGGCGGTCAAACACACACTTGGTGCGAAACCTGTTTCCGGGGTCGCTGTTATCAAAAAACCACTGCCGCACCGTGTCAGTACCAATCGGTACAGGACGTGACCCATCGAACAGCCAGATGTTGTCCATCCCCACGATGAAGTGAGCGCCGCCGATGTCGCACCACGCCTCTTGGCCTACGCACCCTGCCTCACCGCCTGGGACCAGCAGCCAATCCCACACAGCCGGCGCACCGACAAACTGCCCCACATAGATGGCCTTCTCTTTGTAGGCCACGGCGTAGTCACCCAAACGACCACCCGCGGTGATCTGCCCAGGGACAGACACCAGCCGGCCGGTGGTCGCCAGTGTCGATACTGACGGCGTCCAGCTTGTATCGTCGCTCGATGCACAGCACCACCACCTGTCGGAGGTGTCGCCATACGTCCCATCCACAGTGTTGAGCGCCATCACAAACACGCCCACGCTGAAGATGATCTTGGCCTTCGGAGCAGTCGCAACTGTCGAGAATGCCCCACTCACGTTTGACCGCTGGATGTAGTCTGCCTTGTTGGCCGCGAGTGTCGCATTGCCAAACTGGGCAAAGCACCAGCGGGTGTCAACGCCGCCGGTATACACAGCACCGGACACATCGGACCACGCACCACCGGCCAACTCATAGAGCTTTGTAGTCGTTCCGGCAAAGACCCTGCGGGTGTCATCCAGCTTGGTCACCACCGCGCTGCCAAGACATGTGGCAGCAAGTACAGGCACACCAGACGGGGTGGCACCCGTAGGCGCTCCCCTCATGCCGGCCTCGTAAGGGATAAAGTTTGTGCAGGACGTGATCACGCCTGGGACCGTGGGGTCACGGTCAGGTAAGAAGCCCTGCAGCTTGTCCATCAGACGGCCCTCACGGCCATCGTGGCCCCGGTGAACCAATCCACCGAGTTGATGTCGGCTATAGCCTTCTGGTATTCACCCTCCCACACTGCAATGCGCTGATCCTGGCCCAGATACGGGGCAGATGCACACAGTGTCGCGTACAGGTAGGCGTGGGGCCACTTCGTCAGCAGCCAGTTTGTCGTGTTTGAGTTGGACAGCGCAGGAATACGCTGGCGATAAACGTACTCAAGAGAGTAGGCCGCATCAGGTATCGGCCCAAACTCAAAGTTCCCACCGATTACCGCGTACACCTCCGGCATCGACTGAGTCGAGTACGGGTAGTTGATGGTCAGCTTTTCTGGAGCGATGTAGTTCAGAACCCGCTTCGGCTCTGTGCTGCTGATAATCAGCCGCCGCGACTCAACCACGTCTGTCGGCATCGCCAGCGTCCGCTGACCAGCAACCGTTGTCAGTGTCGTGGTTGTCTCCATGTCACGCGCTGTGACA